ATGGTAAACCTAAAGATCATGACAACCATGTGTTCATAGCTTGGGTTAGTAAGAAAAAAACTCAATGCAATAAACTTGTAAAGCTACCATACATAACTAGAAAAGAAAGAAAAGGTAAACTATGAGGTTAAGATACGGAAATCAGATAAGGCAAATCTTAGAGAATCATTATGAATGGTGCAAACAAAATGGTAGAGATGTTTCATGGTATAAAAAATATAAGGAGGATAATGTATTACTGGTCGCCACAAAAGATAAAGGAACTAAAAAGTAGAGGTTACAAACTGCGACAAATGACTCTCGCAGAGGCTAACAGAGAATATGATTTGACAAATAATAAAAAATATGATAACGGAATAGACAATGAAAAAATACAAAGTAAGATTAACAGGATTAGGAATAGAGGCAGTAGCAATAATTCCATTCGAGGAAGAGCCGACAATAGAAAAAGTAGAAAATAACGTAGCTTATTATCTGAATCACAACTTAATGAAAGTTGAGCAAAATGATTTTGTGAGAACAGATAGATATTTAATTACATACGAGGAAGTGCAGGTTGAACTATAGACAGCAATTAGAAGTTATCAAAGGTTTAAGCATACCACCAGATACTCAAACAAGAATGGATTGTCCATTTTGTAGTGGAAGAAACACACTGTCTATAGATACAACTGAAAATAAATTAGGGTGGTATTGCTTTCATGCATCATGTAACGCAAAAGGTAAACAAGAGGGGGAAAAGAATATGCAATATGTTGAGAGAGTATTTCATGGAAATAAATCATTACACATAGAAGATGTAGAGTTTAAGATACCAGATAGTTTTCAATCTATATACTCAAATGAAAAGGCCATGCGTTGGTTATCAAGTAATAATTGTTGGGAGTCTTGGTCTTGGGGTAGAGCAGATTTTAAATATGATGTGAAGCAAGATAGAGTTGTATTCCTAATAAAGAATAGACATTCACATAAAATAGTAGGTGCAGTTGGTAGGGCACTAAATAAAAACGATTATCCAAAGTGGTATATGTATGGCAACAAAGATGTACCATTTAAATGTGGGGAGTGTAGTGATGCAGTAATTGTTGAGGATTGTCCATCAGCCTGTGCAGTATCAAACGTATTGACTGGTATATCAATTATGGGTACGAAGTTAAAAGCATTACACAAGAGTCACCTACAACCATATAAAAATTTGTACATATGTTTAGATAGGGATGCTACAACAAAAGCATATGACATTGCAAAAGATTTAAGATCATCTGGATTTAATAATATAATTGTTAAACCTTTAGAGGATGACTTGAAATACTATAACACAGAACAAATAAGGAGGATGTTTTATGGACTCGAAAATGATGCAAGAGATTCTTGATAATTGGAATAGTTGGAAGTATGATATAATAGATTGTAATACTTCCACTTGGAATCAAAGAGATCAAAGCCAATTAGATAGGATAACTGTTATATTAGAAGAACAATTAGCTTGTCAGAAAGAGAAAGAGAGAAGATGATAGAAAAACAAATGATTAGGCTCATGCTTAATAAAAAATTTTATACTCAATATAAAGGTACACTATCTCCCACTGTATTTGCAGGAGATATAAGTTCTCTGTATGATACAATACAAAAAGCACATGATAAGTATGAGGAGGATATAAAAGTTGATGAGTTATATTCTTTACATACTACAATATTTAATCCTGCATTAACACGAGCTGCGAAAGAAAAATTTAGTGAGCTAGTAGAAGATATAAAAGAAGTACAAGAACCTAGTAAAGAAATAGCCAAAGATATTATGCGTATCTTATCTGATAGAGATCTTGCACAGAGGATAGCAGTTGAGGCCACAGAAATATTTAATGGTAAACAGGCTAACTTTGCAGAGATTACTAGCATGATAGACAAGCATAAAATAAATATTAGTGAAGATAAAAACCCTGCAGTTACAAATAATATTGATGAAGTAATGAAGTTACTAGATGTAACTACTAGATGGAAATTTAATATACCTGTACTAAAAGAAAATGTAGGTGGTATAGGTGGTGGCAATCTTATGATTGCTTTTGCAAGGCCAGAGACTGGTAAGACTGCTTTCTGGGTTAGTCTTTGTGCAGGGCCAGAGGGTTTCTGTTCTCAAGGTGCAAAGGTACATGCATTTATAAACGAAGAACCTGCTATTAGAACACAGATTAGGGCAATATCTTGTTATACTGGTATGAATAGGGAAGAGATAATTGCTGATAAAAAATTAGCCCAGCAATACTGGGGTGATATAAAAGATAATATATTTATGTTTGATACAGTTGACTGGTCTATTGAGGATATAGATGCACACTGTGAAAAAAATAAACCAGATATAATTGTAATAGATCAGTTAGATAAAATAAATGTTAGTGGTACATATGCTAGAACAGATGAGAAATTAAGGCAGATCTATACAAGTGTGAGAGAGATAGCTAAACGTAGAAACTGTGCAGTGATTGCAATATCACAAGCATCTGCTGATGCACACAATAGAAACAGTATTTCATTTGATCAAATGGAAAACTCTAAAACTGGTAAGGCAGCCGAAGCTGATTTAATTATTGGTATAGGTAGAAATGCTAACAGTGATTTAGAAAATAAAATAAGAACTTTATGTATAAGTAAAAATAAAATAAATGGTTATCATGGTGAACCTGTGTGTACCATTAGAAGGGCGATAAGTAGGTACGAGGTATGATAACAACAGTAGACGTAGAGACATCTTGGCAAAAAAATGAGAATGGTGGGTATGACCCATCACCTTTTCATCCAGATAATATATTAGTTAGTGTGGGTTTAAACTCTTATTGGGGTGATGAATACTATTTTACTAATCATAGTGAAAGAATAGATAAAGGTTGCTTTCATAGGATACAAGAAACTCTTGATAAAACAACTTTACTTGTAGGCCACAATATAAAATTTGATTTGATGTGGCTACTAGAAGCAGGATTTAAATACAAAGGAAGAGTATATGATACTATGTTGGGGGAGTATATACTTAACAGAGGTATAAGAAAAAGTTTAACACTTGAGATGTGTTGCCGTAGAAGAAGGATAGGATCTAAAGATAGCAGTATAAAAGAATATATGGACAGGGGTATATCTTTTGAGAACATACCTGCAGATGTGGTAGAGGAATATGGTAAGATAGATGTACAAATAACTAGAAGTTTATTTGATTCTCAAATGGCTGATCTTAAATTAGATAAAAATAAAAATCTTTTGATGACAGTTAAAATGATGAATGAGTTTTTAATAGTACTTGCTACAATGGAACGTAACGGAATCAATATAGATACAACTGAATTAGATAGAGTTGAGAAAGAATTTAGGGCAGAGTTTGCATATCTAAAACAAAAGATAGATAAGATTGTATATAGGCAGATGGGTGATACTAAAATTAATTTATCTAGTCCAGAACAATTATCTTGGTTAATATATTCTGCAAAACCAAAAGATAAAAAACATTGGGCTAAAATATTTAATGTTGGTATAGACAAAAGCACAGGTAAAAATAAGAGAAGACCTAATTATTCTAGACAACAATTTAGAAACTTAGTTTCTGATAACACAGATGTAATACATAGAACTGTAGCAGAACAATGCACAGGTTGTAAAGGTAAAGGTGTAATCAAAAGAATAAAAAAAGATGGTAGTCCATTTAAAAATTATAGTAAATGTTCTGAGTGTGATGGAGACGGATACATTTATACACCAATGGCAAAGATTGCAGGGTTTAGGCAAAGACCTAGAAGTGTATATGATATTGCAGAGTCTGGCTTTAGAACTGATAGATTAACTTTAACTAAGATTGCATCTGAGGCAGAGGGTGAGTTTAAAGAATTTATTGATGCGATAGTTAGACACAACGCAGTTGATACATACTTAAATACTTTTGTAGAAGGATTAAAAAATTTTACAAATGAAAAAGGTTTCTTACATCCTAAATTTATGCAATCAATAACTGCAACTGGTAGATTATCTAGTAGAGATCCTAACTTTCAAAACCAACCTAGGGGTAAAACATTTCCTATTCGTAAAGTTGTTACATCTAGATTTGAGGGTGGTAAAATATTAGAGATAGATTTTGCACAGTTAGAATTTAGAACAGCAGTATATCTTGCACAAGATAAACAAGGTATGGAAGATATAAAAAATAAAATAGATGTGCACCAATACACTGCAGATATAATAGGTGTATCAAGGCAAGATGCAAAGGCCCACACTTTTAAACCTTTGTATGGTGGTGTTACTGGTACAGAAGATGAAAAAAGATATTACTCTAAGTTTTTAGAAAAGTATAAAGATATAAAAAAATGGCATGAGAGTTTACAGAGTGAGGCCATTAAATATAAACGAGTTAAACTACCAACTGGTAGAGAGTATGCGTTTCCCTATGCAGAGAGAACACCTTGGGGTGGGTCTACATACGGAACACAAATAAAAAATTATCCTGTACAAGGTTTTGCAACAGCTGACATTGTGCCATTAGCGTGTATAAATATACATAAGTTAATGAAAGAACAGGGTGTAAAAAGTTTGCTTATAAATACAGTCCATGATTCTATCGTGGCAGATATTTATCCTGGTGAAGAAGATGTGATGAGTAAAATATTTAAGCAGGGCACATCAAACGTAATACCATCCCTCAAAGAGTATTACAAAATTAACTTTAACGTACCACTAGATACTGAAACAAAGATAGGTATTAACTGGTTACAAATGGAGGATATAAAATGAGTAAGGATATAGATGCATTAGAAACTTTAGATGAGTATTCTGATGATGAGTATTCAGCTTTTTTAGAATACACACAATTAAAAGATCAATGCATAATAGAACCTACTACACTATACATAAATGAAAAGCATGAGTTTTTATCAGAGTGGGAATACTTTGCTAAAGCTGATGGTTTAGACGTTAAACATACAGATTGTGAGACTAGAATATGTTAGAAAATATACTTTTTATTATGTCATGCATATACTTTTTTTATTTAATAATTAAAATAATATATGGTGTGTCAAAATAACCTGTGGTTTTTTTCTTAAAATATGATATACACAACGGCTAATATAAGGAGGACAAATGTCTGATAGCAATATAATAGTAAAAGGAATGTCCAATGAGCAGATAATGCAAGTGATAGGACAAGATGATGGGTCTAGCATGGGTACTAATATACCTAGGTTAGCAATAAATCGTAGCCCAGAAGATGACGAAGGTAATCAATTACCTGTTGGCCATTTTTATACATACGATTCTAACACAGGACAGAATGTATATTCAAAGCCTGTAACTTTAAGACCATTTATAAGTGCAATGCAATACATGCACTATGATGCACTTAAAGGTGAATACATAAATAGATCTATAATTTTTAAAAGTTGGAGAGAAGAAGCCATAGATATTTTAGGTGGTACTAAGTGTGGTAAGATACCTTTTAAAGAAAGGTCAACCTTGACTCCAGAAAAATTAGAAGAGCAAAGAACAATTAGATGTTACAAATTAGTTTATGGTTTGTTAAGTTTTGATAAAGGTGTTACTGCAAAAGGTGAACCTATATCAATAGAAAATTTACCTGTGTTATACAGAGTAACTGGAACAGCTTTTTCACCAGTAAGTTCTGCTCTTGATCAACTTAATAAAAGAAAAAAACTTATGTTTAATTGTACGTTTTCTTTAAATACAAAGAGACAGAAGAAAGGTGGTAATGTTTATTACACACCAGATATACTTGTAAATTCTGATGCTAATTTACAGTTATCTGATGATGATATGCAAACAATAAAACTGTTTCAAGAGTCTATTGATGTGGAAAATAAAGAAGTAATAGATCTTTATAATTCAGCTAAATCTAAATCTGCTAATTCTGATGACACTGTTGATGCTAAAATTGTCAAAGAGTTAGATCCAGAGGAAGTATTATCAGCGTAACACATCAAACAACTAGGTATTAAATGGAATTAAAAAATATAATTAAATCAGACTTTAAGCATAGCTTTAGTTCTATCAATAAATTTAAACATAATCCTAGTGAATGGTTAGTTCACTATGGTTTGGGTTTAAGAATATCTAGTAGTCCTGCCATGGTTAGGGGTAATCTAGCAGAGTTTGGTGCTTACTATAAAATAAAAAGAGGGATGTCTCAGAAAGGACATAAACACTTTGAAAAGTTATTAACTCATAAGTTTAAAAAAAATAATTTTTCTAATTCAGAAGAAGAATTATATAATGCTATAAACATAGCTAATAAATTTGAAGAGAAGTTATATGAGAGACAGCTAAGAAATATAGTAAGTTATCAAAAAGAAAAAGTAGAAAATATTAAAGGTCTTAAATATCCAGTTAGATTATTTACAGATTTTGAATATGATAATTTAATAGTTGATTTAAAATCAACTTTAAGATTGCCCCATAAACCAAAGGTAGATCACATAAGACAACAGGCTTTGTATTCTACTTTACATAATAAACCAATATCTTTATTGTATGCTACACCAAAAAAAACAATGTGGTATGATCTTACAAAACAAGATGTAAAAAATGGTTATCAAGAATTACTTAGAGATTTTAAATCTTTAGAAAATTATATTGATATGTGTAATAATGATATACAAAAGGCCATAAAGGTAACACCTTTAAACACTGATCCTAGCCCTTTTTACTGGGATAATAATATTAAAAAAGCAGCTATAAAAGTATGGGAAAGTATAAACAAATAATAAAACAGAATTATAGATTTCCTTTCTACAAGGAGACAAAAGAGTTCAGTGGTGATTAGTTTGAGGGGTCTAGTCATCATTGACTCTATGTTATGCATTTATATTTTATAGTATTTAAAAATAAAAAAGATAAAGATTATAAACTATTTACTAATACTATCTTTGATAAAGAAAAAGAAGCAGATGAATTTGGTAGAAAAAGTATGAAAAGAGGATACGAACATAAAGTATTAGATTATAATAGTGAGAATCATAATAGGTATTGGAATGAATAAAAAAGATAAACTTAATGCAATTAACTCAGTTAAAGTAATAATTACACCTTGGGCAAAAGGTTTTACTTGTGGAATTATTATGGATAGTCAATCTAAAATGACAACTGAAGAATATGAATTATGCTCTACAATAGCTAGAGGCATGATAAAGATGGCAACTACAGACCCTCATTCAACATTCTTGTGGGGCCTTCGTGGGTTTGCTGAAGACAAAAAAAAGAATGATAAAACTATGACAATTAGTTCTGTTGCAGAATTTGATGATGATTCTAATGTTGTAGATTTTCTTGAGTTCTTAAAACAAAAACGTGATAAGGAGTTAAACTAATGGCAACGCACTTAGTTATAGGTGACCCTCATTGTACACCTAAAGCAAACAATGATAGATTTCTGTGGGCAGGTAGATTAGCAGCAGATTATAAAGTTTCTCATGTAATATGTATGGGTGACTTTTGTAGTATGGATTCTTTATCCTCTTATGATAGAGGTAAAAAATCTTTTGAAGGTAGAAGATATCAACAAGATATGGATCATTCACATGAAGCATTATCTTTATTTAACAGAGGATTAGGTAAGCATAGACCTAAGAAGATTATGATTCATGGTAATCATGAGGATAGGATTGACAGATTTGTAGATGAGAATCCAGAACTTGATGGTACTTTAAAGATTAGTGATCTTAAATTTAAACAACATGGTTGGGAAGAAGTTAAATACAAAGCTATAAAAGTTGTAGATGGTGTGCATTATTCACATCACTTACCCTCTGGTATCATGGGATCTGCAATATCAGGTGAGAATATTGCTCGAAGTATATTGACAAAACATAAAGTTTCTGCTACAGTAGGGCATAGTCATTTGTTAGATTATGCAGTATCTACATTACCTAGTGGTAAAAAATTACATGCACTATCTGCAGGATGTTATCTAAATCACACTGAACACTTTGCTAGAGATACTCAACATATGTGGTGGAGTGGTTTAATTGTTAAAAGAGAAGTGAAAGATGGTAATTATAATATGGAGTTAATAGATATAAAAACTGTTAGGAGAGAATATGGTAAAAGATAAAAGAACATACATACATAAAAAAGATCATGGTCATGATATATCATATGAGAATGAAACTGTATATGATAATGTAAATGCACCTCCACACTATCTACATGGTAAAAAAGAAACTATTGATGTCATTCGTGATTGCATGACTAGTGATGAGTTTCATGGATATCTAAAAGGTAATATATTAAAATATGTTTCTAGATATAAATTTAAAGGAGAACCATTAGAAGATTTACAGAAAGGACAGTGGTATTTAAATAGATTAGTCAGGGAGGTTAGTAATGGGTCAAGTTAAACATTCAATACTAGCAGTAGAAGATTTTGTTGCAGGTTGTCTGCGTGATGGTAGAACATTAAATCAAACCATAAGAGATGCTAGAGAATGCAAAGCAGCAAAAACAAATCCTTATTTCGATGATGAGGATTTAATAGAAAATAAATATTATCAATTTATAGGAGCAGAGTAATGAGTAGAGATATATTAGATGCTTTGAAAAAAAAGTATGAAGCAGAAGTAGATATAGCAAAAGCTACAATACAAATATACCTAGATAAACCTGTAGGTATAGGAGAACATCCACAGTTTGCTGAAGAGATAGATAAACAATTAAATGCAATATCATGTGCAAATGATAAAATAAAAGCAATAGATACACACTACCCTAATGAAGACGATATACCATTTTAATAGGAGGTAAAGATGGAACCAAAACAAAAACAATATCTTGTTACTGCTAGTCAATTACAAGACATTATGAAATATTTAATGACAAGGCCATATGGTGAGGTATTTCACATAATGAGTGAGATGGCTAAACTTAAACCTTTTAATCCAGAGGGAGATAAAGATGTTGGAAAAAAATAATTTAGATAAATTTACTGGCATATTATTTGAATTAAAGATAGGATTAAATAAAGACAATGCAATCGTGATTGATTATGGGGGTAAGCCTGTGGGTAAAATTAGAGAGGCTTTAAAATCTTATCCATACCATGGCAACTTATGTGCTGCTGTAATTAATCATGCTAACTCTGTAGGTAAAAAACTTGAAACTGATATCAGACAAATTATACAAAAAATTTAGAAAGATGTTTTGGCATAATAGAATTATAGATTTTGTTGAGAGATGTACTTCAAGATTTAATAGTTATCTCTGGACAAAAAGATGGGGAGATAGATCTTTGTATCAATCAACCCAAAAAAAAAGACACTTAGAGTAAAACTCTAAATGTCTTTGTTGTTGTTACCTGCGATGGGGGGGTCTTGTGGCTCCCCCTTTTTATTTTATATTAACAGTTCCAAGCCCTTAATGCTTTATTAATTCTACTGTTAGGATCTCTTGCTGTTTTAGCTGATGTAAGTTTTTTCTTCATACCTTTCATTCGTGCACAGAAACTAGCTCTACGTTTGTTTCCAACTTTTTTACTAGGTCTTTTTAAATTAGCACCTGTCGTTCTTTTAAAATACTTACGACCTGCCTCATTCAGTCCACCTGATGGGTTCTGATATTTTTTTGCTACCATTATCTTTTCTTTGCTGTCATTGCTGCTCTTCTAAAGTTTGCAGCAGTAGGTGCACCTTTAGCACCTTTCTTTTTCATTTTGCCACCACGCTTTCTTTTAGCATGTATGTTAGCATATAAACCCTTACCTGGCATTATGCTCTACCTTTTTTTTTATTTCTTAACATAGCAAAATCTCTTTTAGTAAGTTTACCATCTCTGTCCATATCTAATTTTTTTCTATTGCCTGTTACTTTTTTTTTATTCTTCATTTTTTTCATTCCGTACATTAACTATATCTCCTATATTTAGCTGTTTTTTTTGCAATCCCTCTCGGTTGCTTCACAAACTGTTTGCCCTTTTTTGTTCCTTGGCGTTTTGCTTTTGTCGTTGCTGCATACTCTGCAGATGATAGACTCTTGATAGCTTTCTCTGGCAAATATCTTTCCCCAGTCTCCGAAGATTTCTTGCCAGATTTCGTTCTCCATTTTTGCTTTCCCCATGCTTTTAAACTCCTTTGACGTTTTGCTAGTGCCATTATGTTTTTCTCCCCCTTCGTATAGCCTCTTTACCTTTTTTAAATATAGATGCTACCTGCGATTTACCCATGACTTTAGCTCTTTGTTCGCCAACAGTTAGGATTTGAATTTTCCTAGCAAATGGTTTAGAAATCTTTTTAACTTTTGCCACTGTTTTCCTCGCATCTGCTGTCGTTGCGAACTTGATTCCAACAGTGTCACGAGGGTTTTCGTCAGTGTAAAGCCTTCTACCATGTTTTTTTCCTGGGTGTTTTCCTGTGCCTTTACTAGGCTCTTTTCTTTTTCTTGCCATTACCTTTTAAAGCACTTGCTAATAATTTGTGTTGGCCAGTGTGTGCCTTAACAGCACCCTTTAAACCCTTAATAACTTTTTTTATTTTTGCTCGTGATTTTTTCATCTTTTGTATTTATTCCTCCAATAGTTTTGTCTTTGTATTAATCGTATTTGATACTCTAGGTCAGATATACCTAAAATTTTTTTAATAAAGTTCAACATTATTTGTAACCCCCACCTGCAGCTTTGTATTTTTTAGCTAACATCTGGGCTTTTCTTGCTGACCATTGTCCAGGTTTTCCACCCTTTGACCCAGCCATGATAGAGTTAAACATTCTCTTCCTCATACCAGGTTTTGTATAGTTACCTGCTTTATTTACTGTCGACTTTTTCTTCGCCATTTTTTATCTCCTTATAATCATAGTCATAACTGCCTTCTTCATTCTCATCAGTTATCCATTTAGATGTGTCTTCTACAGACCATATTCTAGTATTAACTAATCTATGTATAAGAGGTTTGCTTGGATCAGCTGCCATAGATGGATCAAATATCCTTAGTCTATTATTAGGTTGTATAGCATAATTACCATCATCTAATTCTATTACATGCCCACATTTATGTTGATCTGGTTTTTCTGCATAACCAAAATCTAATTCATTATAATCACCTGCACACCAGTCTATTGTAAATAAGTATGTGCCTTCTCTTTGTTTACGTCTTCTAGATGTATACATCATTTTACATCCCTGTAATTGATAAAATCTAGTAACACTTACATTGTAGCTAAATGAATCCCATAACATTAATTCATTTAATGGTAATTCTTTTACTCCAGGTTTTTTACAAAATGCAGATACAGGTGCTCTCCACCAGATACCACCATCTGTCATCATGTAATGAAACAATGGTACTTGTTTTGGTATAGATGTAAAACCAAATACAACACACTCAAAATATTTATCATGAGAATCTTTCTGATCTCTTAGATAATTACCACGCACATAACATTCTATGGGTGGTATATTAGCATTTAAATACATTAGTTTGCTAGTGGGTTAGAAGATTTAACTTTAATTTCTTCTATTTGTACTTTTAATAATTCTATTTCTTTCTCAAGTATTTTAACAGCTGAATCATCATGTGTATGATCAAAGTCGTGAGTATGTGCAGTGTCTGCATTCTCTAGTGCTGTAACTTTTTCTTCTAACACAGCTATTTCTGCAGAATAATCTGTAGATTTTTTAGACTCAAGTGCATTTAGCTTTGTAGTTATCTCACCATATTTTACAAACCCACCACCTATTGCTGCTATAACTCCAAGTAATGCTGCTACACCTGCTAATTGATTTTTTATTTTATCCATTTTTTAATTGCTCCAGTTCTATTAGTATTTGTTTTTTCTTTAAATTTATTTTATTTAGTTTTTCGTTTACGATAGCTATAGGATCTGTTGATGTATAATTAGCTAAAGTTTTTTCTTCATATAGCTGTCTTAAATCCTGTATCTCTACTTGATCTAAATAAATATCTTTACTTTTATAGAAGGGTACATCGTATAATTCAAGTGATACTTGGTTATTTACCATAGCATCTAATTTAATTATATTTTTTATTTGTAAATTTTTTGATATATCTTTTATATCTTTATCAATTTTATCCATAATTTTTACAAGATTATTTTTGATTGTTTCTTTCTGTTGTATAGTTTTTTGTTTTTTATTATTCTCATTCTTAATAGTGGCAGTCTTAGTAGTTTCGCTATTAGGTTTCTCTTCTTTAACTTCTTCTTTTTCACTTGGGGCCTCTGCTAATTTAGTAGGTGCTTCTTCTATTACTTCTTCCTCTGTAAACTCTTCTACTATTTCTTCCTCTACCATCTCCTCTTCTAGCATTTCTTCTGGCATTTCTTCAACTATCATTGGAGTAGGTTCAAAAGTAACTTCTTCAAACTCCTCTACTGCTTCCATTTCTAAAGCAGGTTCTTCAAAAAAAGTTATTAACTCTTCAAATAACTCTTCAATCTCTACAAATTCTAATTCTTCAAATACTTCTTCAACACTTTCAAATATATCTTCTATTTCTTGTGCTATAGTTGGTGCTATGACTGTGTTATCATAAGTCATAGTAACAGATATATTATCTACATTTGGCCCACCTAAAGTTGCAGGTGCATTTGCATCTGTTGCAGATATATTTATATTACCTGTATATGATCCTGTTCCATTATAGATTAATCTATCTGTAAAATTAGCACCATTTATATCAGTTACATCTGTCCTAATAGTAGTATTAGATGCTAACGTATTACCATCTTCATCTTTAATTGTTAATACATTTGTAAATGTATCAGCATTACCTTGCCCACCCCAACACCCAGTGACGTTGCACTCGCCATTTTGTACTTCAATTGTTGAATCTAGTGTAATACCATTATCCAACATATTCTGTGTAATTGTGTCTGAACTCAAATCAAAGTTTTGATTAATAGACCCACTATCTCCAAACTCTAAATCATAATTACTAGGTATATTGTTTAATCTACAACAATCATTTAATACCTGTACATCCCCTGATGTATTCCAACCATTAGCATTACCAGTTTCAAAGTTACCATTAGTAACTAAATTATCTGTTGTTATCTCTTCTGCTAAAGTTGTAAGGGTTAATGTTATCAGCAAACTTATCAATAATATAATACGCATATGATATTCCTATAATAAAAATTAGTGTCCAAATCATTCTAATATTAAAGAAGTTATTTTTTTCTCACCCATGTATATTTCTATGTTTGCCTTAGATTGAATACATTTATATACTACCCTGTCTTCACTAGTCTTACCCTTCATAGCATAACGCTTGGCCTTGAGGCATTTTGAAAGGCTATCTTGTATACGATGCTCTACAATTTTGTGGTCTTGTATAAGTAAAAGAGCAAAAACTAATTCTATCATTAATGTTCACCATTACCATTTCTAATTAATTTTTCTACATCTACTTGTAGTTTTCCAACTTGTTCTTTTAAGAAATCAATATTTATTTTATTGTTTCTCATACCTTTTAATTCTTCATCCATAGACTCTATAAGACCTGCCATATGTTCCACTAGCATGAAGAGCTCTGCCTCTCCACTTGATTGGCCTAGCTCACCCCTTGGGTATTTAATTCTAAACTCTGAGTTTTGTTCTAAATCTTTTTGCATCAACTCTATTTTTGTTGAATGTTGATTTAGAGTTTCTTGCACACCAAAAAAAGCCCAAGTGCCAATTGCCACAAGTGCGATCAAACTAGCAACTGTCTTCATAGGCATCTGTACGGCTGCCTGTTCCGATATCTTTAATGGTTTATTCGACATTATATGCCCTGTAATCTAGGGTCTTTACTTGTTATATTTCTTACAGCTTTAGGCCTAGCCATAGAATCTTTACTTCGCTTTCTTAATTGTGCCATAGCAGAATCTTTTAACTGTCTTTGTTTTTTTATTTTTTCTAAATCTCTTAATAAATTCATTTTTTCTTACGCCCCATATACCAATCACCAGGTTCATAATCCCATCTTTTACCATGATGACCTCTTATATCTGCCCACCACATTCTTAGTTTGACAACCCATTTAAAAAATTTACTTGGTTTTGCCATTATTTAGGTGAACTCCATTCACTCATTTTTTTTGCTTTTTCCTTTTTAATTAATTGTTCTGCGTTATATTTATCCATTGCTTCTAATTCTGCTGTAATTTTTTTTTGTATTTCTTTATCAGCTTTTTTTCTATCTTCCATACGTTTAACATATGTGTTATAGTCTGGTCTTTCATGATCATACTTAGACCATAGGGCCTCTGCTTCTTTACCTATCTTACCATCAATAGGACAAGGTGTACCTGCTTGTATCATAGACTCAAATACTCTTTCATCTTGACAAAGTATTGCAACAGCTGCTACTTTCATACCAAAATCATTAAGTATTCTAGCTAGTTTCAATCTTTCACAATTCTTATCTATTGCATGTTTACCACCACTAATACCTATACCGAATGTTTGAACACCCAATGACATACCTACAGCACAAACATCTTGTGTCATCGAATTGTACGAGGGTGCACTAGAACTTGGTGGGGCAGATCTAATATTAGAGTTAGTTGTATTACTCGTAGTGCTATTAGAGCTAGACCCAGACTGATAAGTTGTTGTAGCAGTTGAAGTGTAACCTCCCTCAATAGCAGTATTAGATCCACTAGTATTTGTTTGAGTAGATCCTGCCATTACTGCTGCTGACATACAGCCAGAAAGTATTAATAGTAATATTAACAATGTTAAGGGGTGTTTCATATTTAAGTATTTTGTTCTGTTTCTGGTATTTCAAAGCAGCCAAATTTTATGTACATACGATATTGATTTACATCCATAGGGCCAATCTCCTCTATCTTTTTAAGAGACTCAGAATAGCCTGTAACCATACACTCATATTCATTACTAAACTCAAATTCATAAATATGTGGAGGTAAACAAGATTCTGCTACATAGGAGCATAGTAAAAAAGCTAATCCAAACTTCATCTATAGCCTGGTTCTAAGAACAAAGCAATTAATACTAAAAGTATTATTAGTACATAATTAGCCCTCATATATTATTTTTTAACTAAAGATCCCCCAAAGTATAATCCGATAATTGCTGATACTAAATTGGTATCTAATGGCGTAATTACTAAACTATTAGATGATAAAGTTATCCATTTCATTACTTCTTTTTCTGGTAAGAAGAAGAATGCAGGTTTAAATTCTAAGTAGCCTACAATCACACTAGTATCTGGTGATAGTACAGGCATTAGTTTTGGTAATAATACTATTGCAAAGACAGCTACTAAAGCTATAATTCTTCTAGTCCATTGAAAACCTGTGTTCTCATATTCTCTAGCGTCTTTAAAACCTTGTTGCTGAACTTCTGCTCTTTGCAAAAGCATCTTTTGTTCTGCTTGTTTTGCCTTAATGCTTTGTGACCATATACTCATCACACCACCAAGTACAGTGGATCCTAGCATTGTAATCATTTCAAATGGCATTGTTACTCCTTTGTATTTGGTTGATTTGATTCTAGTTCTTTTATTTTTTTATTCGCATCTTCTAGATCTTGTGTTACATGCTCTAGCTTTTGCAGAGTACGTTTATTTGCACTGTCTTTACTTTTACCAGCGTCTTGCAATTCAGCAACCTCTTGCTTTAGGATTCTGACTTGCTCCTTGTACTCTTGGATAATATCCTGATATTCAGGTTTAGACATTTGTGGTGTATATTATAATATTATAGCACCTAGGATAAAACCTGCAACTGCACAAATGACGCAGTGATAGTTCTTTTCCCATATCTCTTTTACTTTTATTTTTAATTCTTCTATCATGTTTACTCCTTAATTAAATAAACCTATTAATGTTAGTATAGTTGCACCTAAACCACCAAGTATAGCATATAGAACTTTATCTATTTTACCATGTAGTTTATCTATATCCTCATGCATATGTTTTAGATGATTATTTTTTATACTGCTGACCTCTCTTTTTAATCCTGTGATATATCCATATAAGGATATAATGTGTTCGTTAGTTGTTTTAGGTTGTTTAGCCATTATTCTAGTCCTGCTGCAATTTTAGCATCTTCAAAAGACATATTACTTGGTAACTGTCTATTCTCTCCATTTTTATCAAATGCTAATGCTAAAGCTATTTCCATTTTTTTAGGATCACTTAAATAATAATCTCTAACCTCAGACTTATTTTCAAATTCTATCATAGCACTCATTGTTGCACCTATATCATTTTGTGTTATATTTTTTTTACCTACTTTATTTTGAACATATAATATATATTCTGTTGTTTTATTCTCATCCTTTTCAGGTGCATATTTTTTAATTATTTCAGACACATTGCCATTAAATTGTGTTAGTTTAGAATTAATATCCATAGCTAAAGCTCTCATGCCCATCTCAGGTGAGTCAAAAACTACAAAAGGTCTCTTTCTATCATTAGCATATGTTTGATTTGTAACTTCATACCCACCTGCAAAACCTTGACCTATCTCTACATTACCTGGATTATTATAAACATTATTAGGCTTAAATAATTCATTAGTTTGTTGATTTATATCCATAAGCAATATTATTATTATTAATTTAATTTTTACCAAATAATTTTTCTGTTTGCCCTTTAACAGCAGTTACTATTCTAGGTATTACTTCACTTAACTCTGCACCCTCTTGATAATTTATTTCCATATTTAGTGCTTCACTATATTCATCATTTAGTTTTCTAAATTTTTTATTTAATTCTTCTAGCTCTTTAAATTTTTTTTCTTCGTCAATTGAACCACTTCTAAACTTAGCATACACTCCTCTTATTTGCTCCTGTACCCCTTTTAACCTTCTTCTATATTCTAAACCTTTTATGGTTCTTAGTCTAGCTATATCTGCCTCTTCGATCTTTACACCTACAGTATTTAAAAATGCTAAAAATTCTGATTCACTTCTTGCTAATGTAGATTTATCTTCTCTAGCTTTTCTTATTCTTTCTGTAGAATATGATCCTGGTATAAAAGGAAAGTTAGGTATTAATCTTTTTAATGCAAACTTTGCTCTAATAGAAAAATCATCAAACTCAGATATACCTTGACCTTTTATTTTGTCACCTCTAAATAAATCAAAACCTAACATAGGGAAAAGAACTTCTCCAGCTAAACCAAAATTAGCTTGTAAAGGCTGTGGAACTAAAGGTATTGTTCCAGAGTTTAAATCAAATATATCTCCACCTGGTACATACCTAGTTACATTAACATATCTAGCTTTATCTGTAGTAGGAATTTTTATATTTTTATGTGGTAAAAAAGGTAGTCCACCTATCTTACCTTGTATTTCTTTTGTCATGGCTGCACGTTCTGCATCTGCATCCCCTTCACCCAGTATCTCACCTAAGTTATTTAACGTGTAACCTAAAACTGCATACTTAGCAAACTTCCAAGGTCTAACTACAGCTGTCTCTGCAAGTATTGGTACAACCCTGTATGTGTAAGCTAAGAAAGGTGTTGGTAAATTTCTTAAAGCATTTATACCTGGTGCTTGAATGTTGTAATCAATAAAGGATTTTCTTGCATCTTGTGCTGCTCTAACTTTACTATAACCTTTATTTTTTCTATCCATATATAGAGCAAGTCTAAATATAGAATCCTCTAAAGCATAATACTCAGATAATTTTGATAATCCAAGTTTATTTTTTACAATTAAATCTTTGTATATAAAACCTGTTAAGTCTACACCATTTTCAAAAACATCTTTTTTTGGATCAACATTATAGTATGCAGGTTTTATATTGTCTGGATCTAGTATACCACCTTTTAATTCTTGTTTTACATAATTACTAGAAAATACACCAAGATTACTAGCTTCTTCTAATATTTTAACAGACTTACCTCTACTTTGATTTTTAAATGCTGTTACTGCAGATGGTAATAAACTGGCACTACCATCAACTAAATCTAGTAATACTAAATTACTAACCATATTATTAACATGGACAGTAGGATTCCATGCAGTTTTACTAGCTTTCCATACTTGATTTAATGCTCTATAACCTTTACCAAAAGTGCTTCTAGGGCCTTCTGCAGTTTTATTTATTTGAAATATATTTTCATATATTTCTCTTGGTATATATTTACCTGCTAAAGCACCATAAGTTTTTTGTATAGTACCTGATCTTGTACTATCAGGAACTTTTACCAAATCTAATCTGTTTATCTCATCAGCTGATGGTGCAGTCTTAGTAAAAGTTTGTGCAGCTAAATCACCATAAAATTTATATCTAGGTAAAGTTTGTGCCATTAATCTACCAGTTTCCATAATAGCAAATGCACCATCTTCTATCTCGGACATACCAAGACGTTCTTGTTTAGTATATTCCCACCTAACAGTTAATATATCTTGGTTTGCTTTTTTAGGATCTTTAGCTAATTTTTTTACTAGTTCAGGTGTTGCTTTTTCAAATTCTTCACCTACTTTGTCTACACCCTGTACCTTATTAACATTACCAAATAATTCCCAACCTTTATGTTCATTTACACGTACAAGTTTACCTTCATTATTTATTTTAAATGCTTTATTTTTACTAAATGAATTAACCCAATCTCTAGGTGTTATTTTTTCTAAAACACCTCTAGCTCTTAGCTCAGAACCAATCTTAGATGTTTCTTTACCACCATAAGTTCTTTTAATATATCTCTCTATATTTCTTTGTGCAGTTTCCTCTGTAATTAAACCTGCATCAATATACATTTGAGTTATTTTAGTAATTTGATTTCTAGCTTTTTTACCTAATTTTCCTAAATCTTTTGGAACATCATTAAATTTAATATCACCTTCTAATAAATTATATAACACTTTTCTTTCGTCAATAGTTAATTGATTTGCTTGTTGGTATATTCTAAAAAATTCTAATTCAATTTTATTTCTTAAACCTTCTAAATCTCTTGTCTCTAAATCCTTTACAACTTTAGGAACTTTAAAACCATCAACAAATGCTTTAGCTAAGAAACTAGCTATACTTAGATCTTGTTCTACATTATCAATACCTAATTTTACTCTTCTAGCTTCTTTTACAAAATCAGGAACTTGAGTTTTTTTAGCTAACTTTACACCCCCATAACCCATCATAAAACCTAAGGCTGCTCTTGAAAATTTTTCAGTTAAACCACCTTGTAACTCTTCGGGTAGTTCTACTCCAAATAATTCACCATCGTCAGGTAATGCAAATCCATACAATGCACCTGCAGCACCTGTTCCAAACTCACCAGCTTTAGGCCCTACTGAAAAATAATCACTGTAAATTTTTTGTGCTTTTTTAGTATAAGCACCTTTAACTTTTTCTGTACCTTCGGCTATAGGTCTGGTAACAGCTTGTAAAACTTTACCTGTGGGTTTTACTATGGGATCTGTAACTGGTTTTACATAAGAACCTAATATAGTTTTAAAAAATTCTCTGGGCCCTCTTAATAGATAATCTCTATTACTATCTTTTCCAGGTCTACCATCTAACCTATCTATTTTTTTAAATTCTATTTTTTCTCTAACAATAGCCTCTACTTTACCTCTACCTTTTATCTTACCTTTTCTTTTACTTTTTTTTAATGCTTTTTCTGTGCCTTTAAAAATATCCTCTTCACCAGGTAGAGATATAGTTCTTTTTAAATTATCAGGTAATTTTGCTATATCAGCATCAGAGGGTCTTTGATCTTCTAATAGTTTATTAATTTTTCTAACACCTGCAGCTTCTAAAGTTTTACCTATTAGTGGAGATAAAATAGCACCACCTACAGCACCAGCAGCTGCTTGTTTGTATCTTTCATCAAACAGTAAACTACTTTCATCTACATATCCTAGTGCACCTGCAAGTCCACCAGAAACACCACCAGCCATAGCCATTTGATAAAGTTTTCTACCTCTAAGTACAGGTATTAACCAAGTTACAGGATCTAATATAGCACCACCAAAATAAGCTGCAGCTATTAACCCACCACCTTCACCTTGTAATGCTGCATTCAATTTAGCTTGTTGTGTTTTTAAATCATCATCCATTAAGAATACTTTTTCACCACCAAGAAACTGAGTAACACCTCTAAATGTATCTGTAAGACCTAATACAAAAGCATCACCTATACCAAACTCTGTATCTGGATCTGTATATAATTTAGTTAAAGATTTTTCTTGTTCATTTTCAGGTAACAAGTCATCAAACAAACCTTTATCTTTTAATTCATACTTATCATCAGGTGTATCTGATAGTTTAAATTCATTCTTTACAGGTAAATTTCTTTCTTCTTCAGGTAAGAGATCACTAAATATATCATTAGTCTTAGGTTTATTTTCAAAACCTTTTTCCTCTTCAGGTAAGAGATCACTAAATATATTTTCAGCCATAGCCTTAAATTAAAGTTGTCTTAATATAGACTCATTAAATGTTCCTAATTCAGTAAGTCTGTTTACTAGTCTTTCTTTTGCTTGTTCTATTTTTTTAATTTTTTCATCTTCCGATAATGATGGGCTATCATTTATTTTAGCTCTAAAGTCTCTAAAGTCATTGATTAGTTCTGATGAAGATGCAGTAGCTGCCCCTGTAGTTACAGCTTCTCCTGCTGCAATTGGTTCAACTTTCTCTGTAACACCTATCTGACTAGTGTCAGTTGTATCAAATTTTTTACCATCCTGTGGTACAGCTTTAGTATCTTGTGTTACCTCAGTCTTAACTTCTTCAACAGTAGGAAATCCTGTATTATATCCAGTTATTCCTTCTCTTCTTAATTCTCGATCTATGTGATTAAGTCTTGCATATTCATACTTACCTTTTTTAAAACCATTCTTAACAGCTTCATCGTAACCTATTAATAGTTCGTTTAATAACATAAATTGAGGTGTATTTTTTGCAAAACTTATTGAAGGCTGTCTCATATCATTTACAAAAAATCTTCTAAAGTCATCATCGAATTGGCCTTGTAATATTGCATGTCTATTAATAGTAACGTCATATATAGTGCCTTCACCTTTAATCTCTTTTAATGATGGTATAGATGCAGTAGTTTGTTGAACTCCTACTTCAGCAATGTCTTCGCCTTCGTTTGGAAAAAACATTTTAGTCATATTCATAGATCCAAAGCCACCTTTGAGATTATTAAATTGTTCTGTTATGAATGCATTATTTTCATCAAATGTTTTAGTTCTCTCTCTCTTTCTTTGTGTTATTGTGGTTTCTAATTTATATTTATCTTCATTGCTTAAATTACCCACACTGTCTACAAAGCCTCTACTGTTTACATCACTTAATGTTATATTCTGTGCATCTGCATAGTTAGCATATACTGGGCCTAATTCAGTAGATATGTAACTTATATTAGCAGATCTCTTTCTTTCATCTGCTATAAAATTAGGTTTGTCTACATTAAAGTATTGATTTCTTGCCTGTAAAATAAAATCTCTGTTAAGCTCATCTTGTGCTGCAGTATCTTGTACTTTTGCTGTAAGATAACCTGTTGCTATACCTCTAGCTGCTCTTCCAAAATCTATTGCCATTATTCAGCCTCCTCTGGTTTAGACATTAAACCTTTTTGTTTTACTTCTTCTTGAATATCTTTTGCAACTTTTTCAGCTTCAACATTTAATCTAACAGCTGATCTAATTTCTTTTTTATTTGTAATATCATCCATAGACATTTTAATATTTTTAACACCTGCAATAACACCTATAGTTGCAATCATTTTCATTACAGGTTCTGCAATTATAAAAGCTACATCTGGAGAAAATTTACCTTTTAAAAATCCACCAAATAATACAGTTCTACCTATAGCCTCTACAGGCACACCTGCATCTAGCATAGCTATAATCTGTTCAGCAAACTCTGGTTCTGACATTCTATTCCATAAATGGTCAGCAGCACCATCTGTTGTCACATACTGAGCTGGGTGTTCCCATGGATAGTTACCTGGCTCATCTGTTAATGATTGTCCAGGGATTGGTGTATCAAATGGGTTACCTATTCCTTCTCCAAATTCATCCATAATATCTCCTATACTACTTTACCTTTTACTGTTCTTGCAACTTTATATTTATCAGAATAATATTTACTTAGTCTTCTATCCCATGAAGCATATAGTGTTTCAGGATTTACTGTTTGTGCGTAACCTGAAGCACCTTTTGACATTCTAGCTGCATTAAATCTCATTCTACCACCAAAACTTGGCATTGTTTTTAAACTTGTATCTATTATTTGAAAATCACCACCACCTTCACGTGATTTTGTAAATAAACTATCTGTAACATCAGTTACTTTTTCGGTTATACCTGAAGGAACTCCTAGTTTACTTCCTACCCAATTTACTGCTGTTTTAGTTGCTGTTTTTAATATATCTCTAATCATTATTACTCCTATAAATCAAATCCAAATTTACCAATCAATTGATATAATGCATCTTTAGATGATTGATCTTGTAATTCAAAAGCTGTAGATCTTTCCATAGCTGCCATAGCTAAGTTATGATTTCTATTTTCCATATTCTCTGAAGAAGTATTAACCCAAGATGCTTCATCTCTCCACTGTTGCCATAATGATGATAGGGCCCAGTTAGATAGGTTTAATATATTTTGTGCATTAGCTTGGTTAGCAGCATTTACTGCAGCTGTATTAGCTGTATTGATTGCTCTTCTCCAGACCACATTTGATTGGTCTATTTCTTTTTGATTATTAACATTAAACTGTTGTCTTTGATTCTCTAGTGTTGCATTGTATTGATTTAAACTAGCTTCTCTTTTTGCATTAGCTTCGTTTACTGCAATATCATTCTGTGCATTCAATGCATTAATTTTACTTGTCTCTGCTTCTGCAAATTTATTCATCGCATCTACTCTAGCAGAATTTTGTTCAGATATAGTTGCACTTAGTTTGTCATAAAATTGATTAACTTGATTTTGGCTAGATGCATTAAATTGAAATGCAGCATTTGCAGCTGCTTGGTCTGATAATAAAAATGTTTGTCTTGTTTGTAAGTTTGCTAAATTAGCTTGTTGTTTGTTAGACAAGTTAGCCATATCCATTTTAAGATATGCTTGTGCATTAGTAATATTTGCTTGTTGATTATTAGACAAGTTTTGAAATATCATCTGCTTATATGTAGCAGCATCAGCTGCAGCTATTGGTATAGCAGATTGCATGATACCTTCTGCTAATGCCTCAGCAGCCATTGAACTTGCACTTAGACCTCTATTGGCCATTGCAGCTTCAGTAGCTTTTGCAGCACCTCTAGCCCATACTGGTAAAGGATTACCAGATGCTAAAGCTGTTGATACTTCATTTTGTAAACTTTCTAATTGACCTTTTACTGTAGCATCAGATGTAATAGTGCCCTGTGCAGCAGTCATAGGTTGAGATACAGTACCAGTTGCAGCAGTCACTGTAGGGATATTTGAACCAACAGTTGCAGCAGTCATAGTTTGAGCAGCTTGTGCAGTTGGTGCTGTACTTGTTGCAGCTGTTAATGCACCTGGTGCAGCTATAGTTGGTGCTGCTGAAGTTGTAGGTATTGATGCTGCTAAACCTGTACCTGGTGTTTGTCCAGATACTGTTACTGCAGCTTGACCAGGTTGTCCTAATAATTCTTGTGTTGACGCTTGTTGTAACTGTGGATTAATAGTTGTACCTTTAGGTAAACTAGGTGTACCAGCAGCCAAACTTTCTATTAAACTTACGGCTTTAGCACTACCTGTTTGTTCTTTTTGTGTAGGTGCTATAGTACCCTTTTGTAGTTTTACTTCATCTGGTGTTGCCATTATCTCCCCTGTCGATTATATTTTTTAAACATCCTTTTTTCTGATTTATTTTTATTTTTTTTATGTACCCTTGGTCGTTTCCTAGGTTTAGGTCTTTCCTCAAATGACTTAAACTTTCGAGCCATTATGGTTTAGTTGGCCATGTAACATTATTACATTTGTCAACAGTATCTTTACCCTCAGGCAGGTCTCTTAACTCCTGTCTGTATGTTCTCATGTCATCCGACATAGTAACATCAGATAAAGCATAGAAGTCAGTCTCAGCTAGTAATTGATTTCTTCTAGATCTAAGATTAGCCTGTGCTCTAGCAAGAGCACCGTCTGCCCATGCTTGTTCCTCAGCATCTCTAGCTGCTTCTTCTTCAGCTGTGAACTGTACCCTCTCACCATTTATATTATGATATCTTGGCATTGTTTCTCCTTATTA